GAGAAAGAAATTTTCTACAAATGATATTATGGGCGGCGGCATGAACGGGCAGCCGGATAATACCGCATTGCTAAAAACGCTTGAAATAAATGATACCGTCTTACAGGGCATAGCTAAAGCAATTCCTACAGCGCTTTCAGTTCGTGGGACACTGGGTGTCGGCACACAAATGGATTATGACAAGCTCATGAAGGAAAAAGATGAATTTGAAAAGAAAATGGCAAACAGCGAAAGCGGAATATTGCCAATGACAGTTGGAACAACATTTACTCCAATTAATTTTAGCGGTGTAACCGTTGATAAATCGACACTTGATTTTCTTGAAAACAAAGTATTACGGTGGTTTGGGGTTTCGCTGCCTATACTTTCCGGTGATTATACCGACAATCAAAAGCAAGCATTTTATGACAAGACAATAGAGCCTATAGTTGTGGCGCTTTCGCAGGCTTTTACAACGACTATTTTCACCCCTACAGAATTGTCTTACGGAAATGAAATAGCTTTTTATTATGCAAACCTTGAAATGATGTCGGTAGAAAGCAAAAAGGCTATAGCGGATACGCTTGGCAACCGAGGCGCTTTGACAAATAACTTTTTGCTTGGAATGTTTGGCATTGAACCTTACGATGGCGGAAATGTCCGTATAGCCAATCTTAACTACATTAACGCGAATTTGGCAGACGCTTATCAGCTCGCAAGGGCAGGGTTGGATGCAACATCCGGGCAAGAAAAAAGCCAGGAATCCGAAAAAAAATAGATGCGGCGCGCTAATTGCGTACCGCAGCCGTGTAATTCTTTAATATTGTTATAACAAGATTATTAAAACTTCTATTTTGCTCTTTTGCAATTGTTTCCAATTTAAGTTTTAGCTCTTTTGGTATTGTAATATTTGTTCTTGTGTTTGACGCGGAAATGCTGTTCATCCCTATCACCTCAATACTATAATATCAGTTATTTTTGGAGGTGTCAACATGTGAAATTAATGTTGACAACATGGTATCATTATGGTATCATTATTACAGAGGTGATAATGTTGGCAAATCAGAATGATTTTAAAGTCTATGCACACACAAATAAAATAAACGGTAAAAAATATATAGGAATAACATGCCAACCAGTTGAACAGAGGTGGAAGCGCGGAAATGGGTATAAAAATTGCACGGCATTTGAAGCGGCTATTAAAAAATATGGGTGGGGAGGGTTTAAGCACGAAGTTTTATTCAGTGGATTAAACTCCGAAGCAGCAAAGGCGAAAGAGCGGGAACTGATTTTAATTTTTCATACAACGGAAACAAAGCATGGCTATAATTTAACATCTGGCGGAGATTCTGGAGCACATTTGTCAAATGAAACAAAAAAGCGTCATAGCGAAGCGCTTTTAGGGCACAAAGAATCTAAAGAGACTCGAAAGAAAATTAGCAACGCCCATATTGGGAAAACTATTTCAGAAGAAGCTAAAATAAAAATTGCGCAATCTCTTAAAGGAAAGTTTGTGGGAGATAAAAATCCGATGTATGGAAAATCTCCATCAACAGATACTTTGAAAAAGCTCAGAGAAGCAAGTAAAAGATTTTGGGTGAATGAAGAATACAGAAAAAATCATTGTGAAATGTCAAAATCCTTATGGAAAAAGGAAGGATATCGGGAAAAAATGCAAGAAGCGCACAAGGGGGAACGCAATGGAATGTATGGAAGAACACATAGCAAGAAAGCGCGCGAAAAAATGAGCGAAGCAAATAGAGGCGCAAATAATTGGCATGCGAAAAAAGTAATTTGCATAACAACAAACGAAATTTTTCAATTTGCTGGAGAAGCAGCAAAAGCATATAATCTTTCATTGTCTGCGTTAACCCAATGCTGCAGAGGCGAACATAAATATTCCGGGAAGCAGCGAAGTACAGGAGAACCGTTAAAATGGATGTATTATGATAATTATATAAAACAATTAAAAGAGGAAGAGAATGCTTAATGCGTTCTCTTCTTTTATGTAAACACCTGTTACTAATCAGAATGGAGGTACAAAAAATGCCGGCGATTAAATATCAAAAATTTCAAATGTCTGATAAGGCATGGGACGCTTCAAAAAACGAAGCAAATTTAAAAACAGGGCAAGACAGAGCCTATTACGAAAAATGCTATGCATGGCGTGACCCTGACAAAGACGATACTACAAAAGCCGCCTATAAATTTATACATAATGAGGTAGATTCAGACGGTAATATTGGGGACGCAAATATAAAAGCCTGCCAATCTGGCATAGGCGTACTTAACGGTGCTATGGGCGGTGCTAATATACCGGACGCAGACCGTAAGTCCGTATATAATCATCTTGCAAAGCATTTAAAAGGCGCAGATATAGAGCCGGCAGAACTAAAGAGCCGGAGTAAAATATTAAGCTCTCACGAAATGAGGGCTTTTTCTATGCCCGATTTAAATGCAGACGATAAGGGAAACACAGTCGAAGGGCATGCTGCGGTGTTCGGGCAAACAACCGATTTAGGGCCCTTTGATGAAACAATAACACGTGGAGCATTCGATAGAACAGACTTTACCGATGTGCTTTTCAGCGTAAACCATGACTTATCAAGAATACCGCTTGCACGTAGCAGAAACAATAACGCAAATTCCACATTGCAATTATCAGTTGACGATATGGGACTTGCGATGCGGGCAATGCTTGATTTAGATAACAACCCACAAGCAAAAGCGTTATATAGCGCAATACAGCGTGGTGACATAAGTGGTATGTCATTTATATTTAATATCGCCGATGATGAATGGACTGGCATGGATACAGACCACCCACACCGCACTATTAACACTATAAGCAAAGTCTATGAAGTATCAGCAGTATCATTTCCCGCCTATGACGGGACAGATATAAACGCACGGAGCCAACAAGTATTGGAGAATGCTAAAAACGCGCTGGAGAGCGCGCGGGCGAAAGCTGGAGAGCCAGAAAACGAGCGTAATAAGAATAATGACAACATTGAATTAGAGCGTTTGAAATATGAAATGCTCTTAAATTTGTAAAGGAGTTTTATTATGACTAAAAAAGAAATCGAAGCGAAAATCGCTGAAAAAGAAAAGAGAATGGCTGATATAAAAGCCAAAATTGAAAAATCCGGTACAGTTGAGGAAATGCGCTCTGCATATAAAGAAGCAGACGCACTTAAAACAGATATTGCCGATTACCGTTCTATTTTAGGCAGTATGCCCGACGATAATATTCCGCCCGAAGCGCAGGAACAGCGCAGTAAAGAAATTGAAACCGAACAGCGCAAAAAAGCACAGGCAACCGGGACACAGTTTAACCCGATTAATACATACCAGGTTGGGAATGGCGCAGCCTCCGAAAAATCGGATAAGCGCAGTATTGACGACGTTTTGAAAATGCCGGCAGGAAACGAAACTGAAAAAGCGCAAATGCGGTCTAAACTTTTTGGGACACCTGAATACCGTTCAGGATATTTTAAAACACTCGCCGGCCGCAAAGACTTCACAGATGTTGAAAAGCGCGCTCTGACTACGGCGGCGGATTCAGGCGGGGCAGCAGTTCCGACTACTACCTATAACATGATTCTCAAACGTATGACACAGACTTCCGCTTTGTTTGGGTTAATCAACAAAACGCAAATTCCTGGGAATGTTGTACTCCCTGTTGCAAATGCGCAGACAGCGGCTTTATGGAGTGATGAAGCACCGTCCCCGGATAATGATGATACCCTTTCGAGTGTATCTTTGAGTGCTTATGCGCTGTCAAAATTTGCAAAAGTCAAAGGGCAACTCATTTTGATGTCTATTGATGCACTGGAGACTTACATCGTATCGGCAATTTCCGACCAGCTCGCTATTGCCGTTGAAAACGCGATACTTAACGGCACAGGCGCAAGCCACAGCCAGCCGACCGGCATTTTCACTGGAGTAATATTTGATACGACAAACTCTAAAACCTATGCAAGTACGCTCGGATATGATGACCTTGTAGACGCGAAAAAGCTTCTCGGTTTGTACCGTGCTAATGCTGTATGGGTAGTTAATGCCGCAATGGAAGCACAGATTTATAAAATCAAAACCTCTGTTTCACAGCCGCTATTTACGCAAAACCCAATTACCGGGCTTATCTCTAACCCACTTGGATTCCCGATGGTAGTTGACTACTACATGCCCGATGATACTATATTGCTTTTCAATCCGAGCTACTATTACATGAACATCAACCAGAACCCAACGATTGAAGCAAACGATGCGGCAGGATTTACAACGACTTCCCGCTATTACCGCGGTACAATGTACCTCGACGCAAAACCGGCGCTCTCCGCTGCTTTTGTTAAAATGACAAAGGCTTAAACTATTGGGCGGCTAAATGCCGCCCTAAATTATTAAATTGGGGGTAACAATATGGCAAATGCTCCATTTAAAAAAGATGGGTTTAATGTCACGACAGATGTTATAGGCGTCGGCATTGATTGTAAATTTAATGTACATTTTCAAGTATCCGCAACAAACGCCGTTGCGGCTGATACAGACGGCATACATGCTGCCATAACCGATACAGGCGAAGAGCAGGAAATTATAACCGAAATTACTAATCCGGTAGTACCGCGCAACATTACGGCGACAGCAGGCGGCACGGCGGCTGATATAGGAGCTATTGAAATTGTCGTTGAGGGGACAAACGCCAACGATGAAGCAATAACTGAAACCTTACCGGCTTTTACGGTAAACACAGCAGGCTCGGTAACTGGCAGCAAAGCATTTAAAACTGTAACCAAAATAACAGTACCGGCGCATGACGGTACAGGCGCTACAACGGCTATAGGCTTTGGCTCTAAACTTGGCTTACCGTTTAAACTGGCTCATAACACCTGTGAGATGGCTTTCTTCGATAATACAAAAGAAAGTACAGACCCTACAGTTGCGGTAAGTACTACAGCGCTTGAAAGTAACACAATAACGCTGAATTCCTCGCTTGCGGGAAAAGTTGTTGATGCTTATTTCTTGATTTGAGGCGGTAAAAATGGATTTTAC